CCAACATACGGATATCAAGCCTTTATAGATTATATGCACGGTTTGATTAACTTTGTGACTAGCACACCCCCAGAAGATCTAGAATATGAAACGTCTTTACACCTACACTCTGGATCTTCCCTAGTCACACACGCTAGAAATAACTGTGTTCTTGAATTTTTAAAGACGGATTGTACAAAACTTCTATTTATAGACTCCGATATAGGATTTGAACCCGAAAACATTTGGAGGCTTTTAAGAAAAAATGAAGATGTAGTCTTAGCTCCTTATGTAGTTAAAACTTATTCAGGTGAAGAAAATAATAATTTTGTTGTTCACTATAAAGATCCAAGCAACATAGCCGTCGATGAACAAGGTTTTATCGAGATAGAAGCAGGTCCAGCAGGTTTTATGATGATAGATAGAAAAGTTTTTGAAAAACTACACGAAGCCTATCCTGAGAAAAAAGTTTTTATACGCCACCTTATTGAAGGGGTAGTGACAGAAGAACCAAACTACTACACATACTTTGATTGTAGTACTTCAGAAAATGGACACTCAGGTGTAGGTGAAGACTTAGCTTTCTGTAACCTATGGACAAAAATAGGTGGTAAAATATATTGTGATGCCCACGCAAAGCTTACTCATTGTGGTTCAAGATTATTTAGTGGGGCTTTAATTGAATCTTTGGTAGGGAAAGAATAACCCTTACATAGAGGAAGCTTCTCTAAATATCATCAAGGCAGCTTCAGTTGCTCCGATGTCTCCAGAGGCTAGTGCATTAGCTAACTCAGGCATCATCATAACTAACTCCTGCAAGTCCTGCATTTGTTCTTCAGACTGTTCAGATTCATCTAAAGATTCTCCATATATTGTTTCGTATAAATCTACAAAAACTTCATCACTAGGAGCTGCAACTTCTGGCGACTCAGAATTCATTTCTTCCTCTACACCATCCTCAGTCATTTTTTCTACAGAAAGATCATCTCCTTCTTCGGGTAGTACACTTACAAGCTCATCGAGCATAGCATCTGTGCTAGTCTCTTCAGTTGATTCCATTGGTTGTTCTGCTACTTCGGCCATAATGTATTAAAAAATAACCCCGATCCCCATTTTTGCAAGAGGATCGAGGTTATTGTGAAGTATTTATGTAAGGTTCCTTTTAAGAACCCCACATTAAATTAAACAGCAGCAGGTGTAGCGGAATCTCTCTTGAAGAGAATCACATAACCAAAGTCTGTCTTAATAGGCTTGGAAGCTGAAGCCATGATACCCCTGAAGAAACCAATGTTTCCATCTGGGTTACGCACGATATCAGGAATGTTAGTCCACTTGAAGTCACCTTTATAGCTGACTGGATCAAATGAAAGACCACTTACATTAGTGACAGGCGCAGGAATCAAGGACTCCATTACATCTTGGTGTAAGATGTAAGCTACTTCGATAGCAGCACTATCGTAAGCTGTGTTCATTACAACTTTCTTGTTTGAGTGGTCTACGTCGTAGACAGGTACTTCAACAAGGTTGTCATTTCCACCAGTTAGAGCTGCGTTGAAACGTGGAAGCATGTCATCAATCAAGTGATAGAAACCTCTGAAAGACTTCTCAACACCTAAAGGAGCAATAAGATCACTCACTCTAGAATTGTTGTAACGTACATCATCACGGAATCCAGACTCAGTCATCAACTGATAAGATGCTTCTGATGAGCAAACCAATGTAAATACTGGTCTACCATTCTCAACTCCATGTGCATTGTTTCCAGCACCTTTACGCACAAGTTGGAAGTAAATCTTATCCAAAAGAGCGTTAGAGATGTTTGCAGTTGCATCTACAACATTATCACTTGTTCCACCATCACCACCAGCGGTAGCAGCAGCATCTACATCTAAAAGCTCAGATGAGTCAGTAGAGTGTGTTGCTTTACCTTCAGCACCAGTAGCAAAGATAGAAGAAGCAGTTTTAGCGTAAACAACATTGTTACACTGCTTGTCGTACTGTTGACGGTAACGATTCTCCCAAGAAGAACGAGTGGACTCTTTAAGCAAATCCATAATCGCACGGAGTTGCTCTGTGCGGTGGGCTGCATAACGAAGTTCCTCTACGTTGATACGTGGAGATTCAATAACTGCTCTACTAAGGCTGTATGTTTTGAGAACTTTAGAGAAGTCAATGTGGTTAACATTGTCTCCACCTGTAGGTGCTCCTGTTGTAGACTCAGTTGAGTTAGCGATGAAACCAGCACTTGCTGATCCTTGTGTAGTTCCTAGAGCACTCCAGTTAGTACCTACAAGAGCAGCAGATTCATCAAGATCTGCGTCGAGAGGAGACACGGGGAGAGCACGGTCATAAATCAAAGTGTTGAGTGTATAACCCATTCCCTCTGGGAATGTAGCTTGTTTAATAAGGTCAATCCAAGGGCTGGTGTGAAGAGTTGCTTTATGTATATCAGCACCAATTCTACCCGCTTCTTGGGTCAATATTGTGTTAATAGTTTGATCCGCAGCCGATCCCGATGCGGGGGCTGACAGACTGTTTGGAGGTCCAAAGGCCATTTTATTTGTTTTCTAATTGTTAAGTTATAGTAGTACAGACCTCTCCTGTTTCGTTCTGGAGACGATCTAAGTAAAGTTATTGGAATCTACTGAACTAGAACTATTTATGGCTAGAGCAACCAAGTAGATTGATTATGGAACGGAACACAGCCCATTGATAACTTCTCACTAGAACTATTCATGGCTAGAGCAACCATATGAGTTGTTAACATATATAAAATAATCTTATTTTTAATATATGCAACAGGGTATTTTTAGAGCACTACCCTAGTGCCAAAATTAACCTCACCCCTTTTTACTAGTAGGTTTCTTAGGTTTTTTAGCCCCTTTCTTATAAGGAGCTAAAACTTTTTGTTTTGGTGTTTTTTTAGAATTATACATTAATTATGTTCGTAAACTTTTATAGAACTCTATAGCTTCTTTTTTCTTTTTTTGTTCAAGTTCAAACTTCCTTTGTTTAAACTTATCTAAATCTTTACGATATTTTTCTAACTCTTTGTCAGAAATACCTTCATGTAACTTTAAAGCTCTAGGTGCTGGGAGTTCAGTTTTACCACCCATACCTTTACCTTTATAAGATTGTAACATTTTTTTCTTACTTTTATCGTAATTAGGCATTTTAAAATATATAGCTTATTTGATTTTTTTACAGTGGAAATTTTTAAGCTTCATGCTTAGATTAACATATGAAGAAAATAATTGTATTACTCGGTCTAGCTTTTGTAGCACTCGCCAACGTCGCTTGTGACACAACTAATGCTAAAGTAGGGTTGCCAATTCCATTCACAAATCCAGCAGTAAGGGTTAATCTTGAAACACAGGTTACACCACTACCACCTAAAATTTGTGTTGGCCTTGATGTTGTTGAGGATTAAGCTCCCCACATTACCCTGACCCTAAACATTTCTGACCGAAACCAATCATAGATCTTACCATTAAGATCTTTGTATTGTAATCTAAACGAGATATACTCGTTGAAATTACTGCGTATTGGTACAAATGGTCTGTGCCAAAGGAACTCTGGGTCTATAACACCATCTTCATCTACCTGTTTTACTTCTACAATATACCAAATAGGGAGGTCAAAAGTAGAGTCTGATACCCAACCAAGGGTTATCCACCCACTATAGATGTCATGTTCTATAGTTATTTCAGGTACTGGTGGTGTAGTTCCCCAATGATCATCTGCTCTAATTGTTGTGGGAAGGCAAAATAGCAGGGCTGTTAACAGCCATTTCACATTAAGGCTCCTTCGGTACTCCGTTGTATAATTTCGACATTACTTTGTCCATATCCATTTCTAACATTCCTATTTTTAAATCTTGCCTTACGTCAGAAGGTAAAGATCCAGAACCCCACTTACCTGCGGGCCAAAGTTTAACAAACTCTGAATTCTCACTAACATCTTTAGCAATCATCTGGATTTGAAAATCGTTGTGTTGAACTTCGGATTGTAGTTTAGAAGCCCACCACACTATACCAGCAGCCTGTACTACAAGACCTATCCCTAAAGATAGTATCGTTTTAGTATCCATGAGCTATTTTTCCTTTATACCTTTTTCCACAGCATCCATAAAAGATATAACAACTGCGGTTCCTTTTTTATCTTCTTTTTTAGATTCCTTTGCTTTTTTCTTTGCTTCGTCACTAAGGTTGTCAAAATGAAATAGTTTTTCACTATCTTCATTGTGTTCTTCCCCTGTATGGACTTCGCCATTAGGCATTTTATGCGACTCTCCTTTATAAATAGTCCCATCTTTTAAGTAATGTGGTTCACCTTTCATTTTTTTCTTTTAGTTTTTTAGGTTTGTATTTCCTACCAGTTGCTCTGATAAATGCTTTTCTCTCCGCTTCTGTATACTTAGCGTTTTGTTTTCCCTCCGCTGTAGCTTTCCTTTTCCTACGTGTACCTGCTGCATATTTTGCAGATGATAACATTTTAATAGCCCTCTCAGGTAAGTAACGCTCTCCTGTTTCAGAGGACTTCTTACCAGATTTAGTACGCCACTTTTGTTTAGTCCAATCTTTTAAGGACTTCTGGGACTTTTTTAAAGCCATTACTTATAACCCCCACCTCTTTTTTTGTACATCATAGCAAGTAACTGAGCTTTACGTGCTGACCATTGACCTGCTTTGCCTCCTTTAGTACCTGCCATAATCTGACGAAACAACCGCTTACGCATCGTAGGCTTTGTATAATTACCTGCTTTGTTAACTGTTGATTTTTTCTTAGCCATCACCAAAGTTTTCTACAAGCCCAATAACGAGCGGTTGTTTTATCTTTTGCGGTCTGACAATTATGTCTTGCCCTAAAGTTTTTACGTCTCTTAGGGTCTTTATGTTGTCTGAAATCTTGATAGTCTCTATGACCAAACCCTACTTTTTTAATCTTGTCCCCTTGCTTACCAAGCACAATAAACTTCTTCTTACTCCCCGCAGGAGCTTTCTTTGGTTTATTAAACCCAGCAAACTTCTCACCTCTCCATAGGATCTTTCCTGAAGGTAGTCGTTTGAATTTTGCCCTAGCCATAGGCTAGTATAAACTACTTTTACGCACCACTCAAGGCTGCACTAATAGCCTCTTCAAAGGATAAATCTGAAGGTCTACTAGAGGAACTATCCGCTTTTGGAGATCCTGATACTGTAGGCTCTGCGTTTTCGTACTCAGCTAATTTATTCATAAGGACTTCAGCTTCAGCACGAGAGGATAGGTATTCACGAACTATTGTAGGTAAAATTTGAGATGCTACAGAATTATAAGCAAAATCTACAGGATGTACTACTGATGGATCAAGATCTGAAGCTTTTGCTTCTATAGAAGCCATGTCTAAACCTTCTACTCCAGAAAGGAAAGGTAGTTTTTCACCGACTCTTTTTACTACATTGCGAGTAATCGCTTTACGTATTTCAACTTTTTCAGCTAATTCAGATTGTTGCTTCTGCTCTTCTAAATATTGAGCTTCTTGTAACGCAGCATCGGCATTTTCAAACAACTGATTACGCCTATCCATGATAGGGTCTATATCTTCAATAATCCTGTAAATTGATGACTTATCCCTATCAGAAGCATCAGGCAATAGCTCACCTAGTTTAAGGTCTTGTTCTTCAGAATCATCTAAAGCAATAATATCAACTAAATTATCGTAATCAACGTCATACTTATCTGCTATAACAGAAGCTTTGTCCATCAAACGATTCAAAGGCTCAGTAACCGCTTCTTGATATTGAGTTGTGTTTTCTAAATCACTAAAAGACTTTTCAAGCTCGTACTGCTGTAAAGTTTCTTTCAACGCATCAACGTCACGGCTTTCTGCCATAGCGTTAAGCTCTTCCATTTTAGATGCTTGTTCTTTTACAGTTTGTCTAAGAGTATCAAGTTCTGATCGGTTAGTTTTAAGTTCGTCTTTTAATTGTTTAAACCTGTTAGCTGCTTTAGGTGTCCACTCATCTTCAATATCTTCAGATAAAGCTTCTAACGGCTCGTCAGTGTTTGGTTTTTCTGTACTCTCTTTTTTATCAGCAGATTCTTCAGTGGCTTCTGGTTCTGGACTTGCTTCTTCTTTTGGTTCTTCTATTTCAACATTTTCTAAAGGTGACTCAGTAATGTTACTCAAAGCAGAATCCAAAGCATCAAGGAAACTATCTTGAGTAGTTTCTTGTGGTAAACTTTCAACAGCCTCTGTTGATTCGGCTACTGGTGCTTCTACTGTTGCGGTGTCTGTATGTGATTCCATTCTTCAGGTGTTACGTTTGTTTGGTTGTCCCCTTTTAATTTAGTTAGTTTATGTAAATCACTGAAAGCATCACGATATCCTGCGTACCATGCGTGACGGTTGCTGTTAACCTTCTCGTCTCCAGCAACTGATCCGAAAGTTGGTCCTGCTGTGTCTTTGAGAATTGCGACTGCCGTTTGGAAAGCCTCAGAATCCAAGACCGCTCGTAATTCTTCAATTCGTTTAACATCTTTGAACCACCTATCTATTGGAATAGGTAAGGCAACTTTTTTTGGCATCTATAAAATTATTGTTTTTGCAAGTCCATTGCGGTCTTCGCATCACGCAATGCTTGCTCTTGCTCAAACTTGGCTTGTTTTAACTGCATGTCAAGTTCAGCTTTTTGTTGTGCCATCTGCATTTTCATCTGATGCTCCTGCATTTTAGCAGTCATTGCAGGATCTTCACCACCTTCAGGAGTACCACCCGCTTCAGCAGCCTCACGCTGCATCTTTTGTACTTGTTTTGAGGTGTTATTTATCATCTCCTCTGCAAATTGAAGGGCTTGTTTAGCCTGACCAACCAAACCTTGCTGCATAGGATCTCCTGCTAACTGCTCCGCAGTCATTGCAATATGCTCATAAAATGCTTGTAAGGCAGGTAAAACCTGCAACGGATCTGCCTGACCCGTATTTAAACGCTCAATTAACCCTGTCAAAGCTGGAATATGCTCCGCTAAATGAGCTGCGTGTAATTCAGTCGAAACCACAGGAACAGAAATGCCTTCTGATAACTGTTGGTTCTCAAGATAAGCTATCTTACCATCAACAGTTGGGCGAGCACCCTCTACCACAGGAGCATACCTGTCAGCTAAATCATGCCCGACACGAGTAGAAACTATATCACGAGTAAGGTTCTTACGACCAACCTCATCAAACGAACCTGATATAGCTTGTAACTCCCGAAGGGCAACCAATCTATTCGCATACGAGCCATTGCCAATAGATCGGACGGCTTTTGTTCTAGCCAAATCCAATGTCTTGATAAATGATTCCTGTACCCCTCGGTCTGCACACCTACTATAAAACTCGTTAAGCTCTCTGTCTTTCTTGCCGTTTACTATCCTCCTAACAATCTCTTTAAGAAGCCTGTTCCATGAAGCATAAAACAGGTTTAAGGAAGCACCAGATAATCGAGTACTAACATCCATGTCAGCAACAACCTGCATCTGATTCTTGTACGGTGAACTTTGATTAGGTCCATAGGTACTAATAGTATCAGTATTCAAAGCTAACTGATTTGATATGTCGTTCAGTGCTGGCTGCACACCAGTACTCAAGTTAGGTGCTGCCTTCTCAATAATATTAACGTTGGGGGATAGGACGGCATATGCTCCATAATACGTAAACCCTAATTCATCTAACGCCCTCTGGTTTTCGGGTTGAATCATAACTGCCGATCCTAACATCGCACCGTCAATCATTTGGCAACGCAAGCGGTTGCTCGTCTGAATGTGGTTAAAGATACGATGCCCCAACCCCCGTATCGAATGATATGTTCCATTCGAGCCTACACCATACGTAAACATAACATACGCATGTTCTGGCTTCTCATAACGGGAAATCTTCTTGTATAAAAAATCTTTGCAATCGCTTTCCGTAGATATGTAATGAGATATACTCCCATCTAACTCACGTACCCAAAAATGTAACACAGATACTGTAGGGTTTTGATACCCTTCATGTATGTCGTTGTTTTTTAACTCAGACTGTAACGACTCCCAATCATCATAAATATTCTTATGATTCCTACGACCCCGTGTAGTCACGTTCTTCAAAAGAACCCGCTTAACCTCTTCAACATTCCAACCTACCTTACTAGCAGCTTTTGGGTTTTTGATGAAATTAAATAGCTCATGTATGTGATACTGCCTACGACCAATCGCTACATCAATAGCCGACTCAGATGCAGGTGTTTGCCTCGGTATCAAAATATCAGCAAAACTACCCACCCTAAACTTCCAGTCATCAGGCGTGTCAAAGTAAGTGATCCCTGTACCATGTTTTATGAACGTCGTACAAAGACGAAGGTAGTGGGAATGGAAATCAGGCCAACTACGTAACAAATGAGTTATCTCCTCAGAAACAATATCCTCCTGCTGAGTAATCTCGCTAGGCTCTCCCTGCGTACCCTTTACCTCCACTAGTTTTTCTAGTGAAGAGTAAAGGTCTACGTAGGCAGATAGCGATATATCCAAAAGACGTTGAGCCTCTCCGAAATTCAAATTAGTTTTAAGACCCTGACCGCTCGCATTCAGTTGCCCTTGATTGTAGGGATTAGCCCCATCAAACATCGCATCTACTCTGGCTCTGTTTACAGACGATTGCTCATCCGCTTTGCGAAGCCCTTCAAATATTTTTAACGCACTTTTTACATCTTTAATACGGCTCTGCATCGGTTTGCCGTCTTCGTCAAAAGCAGCTAAACCATCCAACTCCTGAAGGGCTTTTGGGTCATTATACATTAGTCAATAAATTTAAGGCCAATTTAGCTTTCTACAAGGGTGAATCTGATCCCTGTACCTTGAGTCAGGAATCATGAATCAGGGATCACCATACAGAGTCCACGATATGTTGAACTTGTACATAACGACGGCATCCTTCGTAGTCGTACAGGGCTACGTATTGCTTACCCGCTGTATTTGTTTTTTCGCTGACAAGATACATCTTCCCTGAGTTTGGACCCCTCTTGGGAGGGACCATGCAGTAGATTGCCCCATATTCAGTCACAGAGTAGCGAGGATACTCTGGAACCTGTCGAGCCTTCATCTGATCCTCAATCATGGTTCTCGTCAATTCTGGGGGGTTCTCGTCGCTGAAAATCAATTCAGCTAGTCTTTCGGTGTCTACCGTAACAAGCTTGCCTGACTTTCTGTATATCCTGCTGTACCACCTTCCGTTTTGGTACTGAGATCTTAAACGCCTACCTTTGTTGTAAATAAACCCATGTTGGTCTATTTCATAGTTTGTTTTGGGAATAGGTCTTCTTTCAGTTTTTTCTAATAGATTTTCCATAACAAAAGAGGTAGCACAGAAAAGAAATTGAATCAATACATATTACATATATTAATATAGATAATGTTATTTTCTTCTAATACAGTTTGTAGCCTTTACATTGTATATACATACATTACAAACTGTATTAGACATTTTCATATTTATTAGAAAAAGTTTTGGGAAATAATATAGACGCTTAAAATCCATATGGTCAATTCTTTGTTCCCGCTTCTTTGGCAAATACCCGCTTATTCTTGTGAGCGGTTTTCTGTACCCTGTTTCTTGAGCCTTCTTTGCTCCATTATACGCTCTTTGTTCTGTAGGTAGTAAGCTCGATTATAAGCCCTCTGTTTTTCTCTCCACTTTGGGTCTTCAGCCTTCTCCCTTTCTCGTTTTTCAGCGATACTAGTTTTGTTCATTTCGTAGTACTTACGTTGGTACTCTAGCCTTTTTTTCTTGTTGTTTTTGTAATATTCTTGTTTTTTAAGATCTGCCATATTTACTAATATGAGCGGGCAAAAATAAGTCAAATTTTTTCTCAAAGCCCTCATATATAAAGTATAAGACCCACAAAAAACGCACCACCCACCCGTAGCGTATCCGATACATTCTAGGCATAACCAATACAACACAACGCAAGCGATACACGGCACGTGATCCATGAACCATACGCCCCTTTTGCACGGCTACGGAATCCTGATTCATGATTAATGATTCATGTTGCCCGCATTGCATTGAACCCTGATTCCTGTACCATGATTGATAACTAATGAATCAGGACTCCTTATACATAATGCATGAATCCACACGCTAGAACTTTCGAGCACTACAACGTGCAATAACTTAGGCATCACTCTAGTGCTCGAAGAACTACACGCACCACCTGCCCTGTATTTAATGGTATTGGTTACATCACTCTAGCTCTAGTGTACTAACTATTTTAAACATCACTTGTAATTCGTACAGGCGGTGCTCCCTGCGCCTATGGGCTATTGTTATTCCACGTTGGGACAAGATACTCGCTCGCATCTTGGTCGCTGCGTGTTCTGTTAGAATAGTTGCATAAAAGCGACCCGTTAAGATAGCTTGGCTCACAAAAATCAAATTGGTCTGGGTCCGCTTATAAAGCCCTGCCCAATTTGATTTTCGCTCACAGTCTTCACTGTTTTATACATCGATTCTAACAGAACACTACGCTCCTTTATATTGAAGTGGATTCAGGCGAGCTTCATCCACCAACCTTGGTTTGTCAAGCCTTCACCACCCCTTCCCCCGCCTTTCCCCCGCCTCCATCCCACTGACAAACCAGATCGCTCGCAGAAGGATAAGTATATCTTATCCTTGGATTTGGTATTCATAAAAACTTAACTAATAAATAATATGCAAGATACAAGAGAAACATACGACACTGATAACTCAAAGTTCAACTACAGTTCAACCAGAGGCTACGTTGAAATTGACATCACGAAATACCCAGCCGACAAAGTCGTAATTGAGAAATACACCGACAAGCAGGGGCAGGAGCGAGTAGCCGTAAAGCTCAAAATGATATACACACCCTGTAATGATCCTCAAGTCAGAAGGTCGTCAACACACAGCCTCCTGCCCAACATCACAAAGGCAGAAGCAGATCAAAGGAAAAAGGATGATAATCTGCTTCCATTCTGTGGCAACCTCACAGAACTCAAGGAAACCAATACTTCAGAAAAGCTACCTGAAGGGACAGACATCTCCAAATACATTGGAGTCAACAGCTAATATTAATCGGGAGTCACTGGCAATCCAGTGGCTCCCACAACTTAAATTCAAAATCAATAACTTATGAACATCCACCTAGACACACACGACATAGTCACGTTACTAATCCTAGTTACCACTGCCATTGCAATTACTGAGGCGATTACAAATCGCCTCAAATATAAGCAAGAGAAATCAAAATACACAAGACTCAGGAAGCACTACGCCAAAGTCTACAATCAATTAGCATCTGAGACAAAAAAAAATGACTAACGACACAATACTACCAACAATACATCCCAACGGTACTTCAGATCAAGTACTCCTACGTGAATACTACGAGATAGCAGTATCTATCGAAGCACTAAAAGAAAAAATCAAAGCATCTACATTTCATGGTAGGGACTACTATCCACAAGATGATGACCCCATCAAAGATGCTCTAATGGATACCAATGCATTCGCAATGGCACACAATCAAAGAAATGTACATCTCAATAACATCGATGACTTCGGTGTATACATAGCAGAACACATCAAACACATCCTAAAAAACAATCCTGACACTATCAACTTAATATGAAAACATACTGGACAACAGAACACTACCCACATGCAGTACCCATTGACTTTTATGAACTTATAAAAGCATTAGCGTACCAATCAAACATGCACCTCAAACCAGAAAGGAGGTTAACAGAAGACGCTATAGAAAAGTATCTAAAACACTACACACAATTTGGTAAAGAAGTAGATGCATACAGATTCTATAATCCAAACTACCAACACACCATTGACGTAGGTATCCGCTTCAGCAACGAAGGTTCACATTACTTCAGTCCACTACTCAAAAAAGAAGTAGCTAAAAAATTCAAACTCGATCCACTTAACGAAGATTAATTTCAACAAAGAACAACTATGAAAAATAAACTAATAGCTCTATTCAGAGCAATCAAAAACAAACTCCTTGATGCAATCATCAACAGAGCAAACATCACTGTAAAAAATATTACAAAAGAACTTATTATGAAACAAGACATCATAAAAGATGTCACAGATGAAATATCAGAAGACAAAGACTTCTGTGAAACAACTGTTCAAATAGTTGCAGACAACATACTAGACAATGACTCAGCACTTGAAACCATTGCAGATGGTATCAACTACGATCAACTTGCGTACGAAGTTGATCATGAAAGTCTCGCAAACAAAATAGACCTTAACGATCTATCATATCAAGTAGCTGATCAATTCTCACCAAGCGAAATTGCAGAACACTTTGATACATCTGACATAGCTGAGCTAGTATATGAACGCATGCCAGAAACAGATCAAGAATCAATGCAAGAAGAACTCAATAGAATTGATTCAAACATACTAGAACTAAAAGATCTAATGTATGAAGAAGTAAAGCTATCTACTGAAAAGCTAAAGAAAACATCAAGCAGAGTCGCTGATCTACTACAAGAACTTGCAAGAGAATACTAATACAATTTTATGATGATACAACTTCATCATAATCAACAACATATAAATACAAAATAAAAAAATAAATACTATGTCACATCAAATCGAACATACTGATACAGTAATATCCACTAAAAAAGAATGGCATGACCTACAAGTCATAAAGCCAGAACTATCAAAAGAAATCATTGATAGTGATCACCGCAATGTATACTTCAACATAGATGAAGGTACTGCATATGCAGATGTAAACCCAGATCTAAGAAAAGAAATCTTAGACATCTCAGCAAGACAAGGTGGACTCCCACATTCCTCCATCATGGAGCTTATCAATACATGGTCAGAGTGTCCTGAAAACAAGATACTCACCAGAGAATTTGAAGGCATCCGATACGGACTTGGAGTACCATCAACACGATACAAATCAATACCTAACCAAAAGCTAGTGCAAGCAGTATGCAACTCACTAGATGATGAAGGTATCGATTACAGTATACAAACATTAGGTACACTAAAGAACGCAAAACTATTCTTCTCATCAATAGAAATTGCAGATGATGCAGACCGATTGATCAATGGAGATATCTTCCAGTTCTATCTAAACCTACTACAGTCACACGATGGTTCATATGCAATGACAATGTTTGATTCAAACACAAGAGTTGTATGTGCAAATACATTCAAGTATGCACTATCAGATCAAGGTGACTTGTCAATCAAGATAAAGAAAACTGCTAATGCAGATCTTAGACTTGATGAAGCAGGACGTACCATTGCTAACATCTACAAAGGTAGAGATCAATTCGTCCATATGATGAATAAGTTCGCTGAAGTAGCATGCGATAACAAAAAAGCTGAAGCACTAATATCAGCATACAAAGGTATCAAAGTAAGTGCTGACACAATCATGTCTACTAGAGCCTTCAATCAAATTGTAGACGTAGCATATCTACACGAAAATGGTATCGGTAACAAAGGAGAAACACTATACGATCTCTTCAATGCAGTTACTCAATACTACACAAGTGGAGAAGGTACAGGACATGATGATGGTACAGAATCTAGATCATGGAAGAAGTACACATCAAGTGAATTCGGAGCTGGTGCAGATGCAAAAGCAGGATTCGCAAAGTGGCTGTCACAAGTAGTTGATGACAGAGAACTAGACTATCATGCACAGATAGGACACAACCTATTATCAACTAAGCATGAAACACTTCCTGCAACATACTTCAACCCTAAGATGATCAAAGCATAATGGGTGCAGTCATAGTATGGTCACTCATGTGGCTAGTAATAGTATGTATTGCATTCATAATAATTGAATCAGAATAACAACCAAGGGGGGAGGCAACTCCCCCCACATTCTAAATATAAAAACTATGTTAACTAACATATCACCACAAGACGCATACAAAATAGTAAAAGAATGGCATATAGCCAAAGATTGGAAAGAGTATGCACTACTATATCTATTCCAAGCAGAATGGGAAAGACATGAAGGAAGACCTGTAGACCTACATGACAGTATAGTCTACTGGTCACACTATGAGTCACTAAAAGAAGTAATGCGAGACTACCCAGAAGATTGGGAAGAATTCATCGAAGATGGTTACTCATTCAAAACATTTGCAGAAATCGGAGACGAAGAAGCAGATGCTAATGGATACAAACTAGAATACCTAATACAAGACTAATACTTAGGGGGTGAAAGTCCCCCATTTCAAAATGAGATTACTCACAATCAACAACGCAAAAATAGACAAAAGCAAACAATTCGGATGGATGACATTCGGATTACACTTAGCACCACACAAATTATCAGGCTACAATGTATGTGGATTCGCAAGTAAAGGATGTATAAAAGCCTGTCTAAATACTTCAGGAAGAGGACGTATGAATATGGTACAAGATGCACGAATCAAAAAAACTATCATGTTCAAAGAAGGTAGAGCAAACTTCCTACACTTCTTACAAAAAGATATATACTCAGCTAAACGCATGGCTGATAAAGAAGGTCTTCAACCATGTTTCAGACTAAACCTAACAAGCGACATCTCATGGGAAAGATATGGAATCATAGAAAACAATCCAGATGTACAGTTCTATGACTACACAAAAAACCATGTGAGAGCAATAAAGTTTGCTAACAAAGAACTACCTGACAACTACCACTTAACATTCTCAAGATCCGAGAATCACAAAATAAGTTTCATACAAAGTATGGTAAACTTAGGTGTAAATGTAGCAGTCGTATTCAACAAAGACCTACAAGAAAACGGAGGAGGAGGATGGGAAGACATGATAACAATCAACGGTGATCAACATGACCTAAGATTCCTAGATAAACCAAACAGAGTAGTAGCACTAAAAGCAAAAGGAGACGCTATCAAAGATGAATCAGGATTCACAGTCAACATATAACCAATACAATATTACAGAACCTACTAAGATTAATTTCTTAGTAGGTTTTTTTATACTAATGCACAAAATCTACGCTCGCTATCGCTCGCATTGGTTTTGGAGGGGGGCAAACAGGCATCTGAGATTTAAAGTTCCAATAGAGATTTGAATTTAGCGGGGCAAACAGGCATCTGAGACTTGCGCCCTGCACCCTGACTCATGAATAGGGAGATAGTTTTTAGTGGGCATGAGTCATGAAAAAAAGGTATATACTAATTGAAAATAATTGAAGAAAATATCTTGACTCAATATTCACTCGATGCTATAATGAATTTCCGTTACTCGAACAGTAATGAAACACAGCTCCCTCAGATAGTTTCTTATACGGCTTCTATCTGAGGGGGCATTAACTCAAAATAAAATAACTATGAAAAAACCTATATATTATTCGTTCACAAATGATTTGTATTGGGACTGTGAATGCCCTAACAACTATATCCACAAAAAATCTGAGTCACTTGAATGCAATATCTGCGGATACTGTGAAGAAGATATGCCTGATAGCTGTCAGAAAGAAGTTGAGGAAGGTAAACATTTTGCAAGTAAGGAGGTATCAAAATGAAAAAACCTAAAGTATATAAGTTCACATTCTACGGATGTGTACACCCGATGTCTGCTAACAGAACTAAGGCAGATCTAATTGAAGAAGTTGATGATGCTATCTGGTCTTGTCAATCGATGACTATCCTCAAGGAGCTAGAAGTGGAGGAGTACAAACTCAAGTTAGAGGAGGTATCAGAATGAACGTATCAGAAACCCTATGTGATTTAAATGACATCAAGGAGTTCTTAGAGCTACGCAAGTTGATGGATGAACCAAAGGATAATAACGGATCTGGTTTTACTATCGGAGATGTTATAGATGATTTGATTTATAAAGTAGAAGAAGCATCCCAATGGGAAGATTATATTAAGGAGGAATCATAATGGCTACAGATTTAAACAAAGCAATACACAGAGCTGTAGAATTAAATGGTGAATCTTATATTGTTTCATTGGAGCCGAACCCACCAAGGGTGACGCTCCGAAAGAAACGCCATAAGAACTTAGCCAGTGAAACCGCCCTTGCAGATTTACTGGAGGCAGATGAAAGAGAAACTCAGATGACTCAAAGGGATTGGGATTCAATCGGTGATTACAAACCATCTGATATAGATTACATTCATCCGAGTGATCTCAAGATGTGGGCGAAGTACAGCTATCCAAAGTTTAACGACGCATGGAATGAGTACCAGTCCGTTGTGAGGAAGGCACAACTAGCTGATATCCTGTGGCATACAGACGGCTCAATAGAAATAGCAATTAGACCAGAATGATATACGCAATTTTAATCATAGGAGTGTATGTTGGTATCGTTCTCATCTGTCTGCGACTGTTACAGAAGTTGCATGAACAGGCAGATGAGATACGTATACACAACGAACGTATCTTAGAATACAAAAGAAGAATCAATTCACTATCAGAAAGAATGGAGGAACTAAACGATGCCGAGCGATCACATATCAAATGAACCCTACCATGAATGGTTGAGGGATGTTATTAGTAGCAAACCAAAACTGTTTACGCATGACTTCAACATCTCGTTCTCCGTTGATTCCCTGCACCTTGATCCTTGGACTATAGACGATGAAGTATTAGTAGCTTACCTATTCAAAAGGATCAAGGAAGCTAGAGAGGCAGGGTGTTTTAAAGAAGCATTAGAACACACAGAGACAATAGAACCTGAGATAGATATAAGTTTATGAACACGATATATAAAGTAACAACTAGCCAAATAGATGGGGATAACTACCCAACAGAAGGTAGACAAACCATATGGTATAAGAATAAATACGAAGCGACTCGCCACGTAGATAAGTTCAATAGCAAGTTTATAAAACTAAAGAAACGAGAACGTAAGTTCCATTCAACTACAGAAAGTTTTGGGGTAGAGGCTCCTGAAATTCTTAAAGCTTTACGCCTAAAGTTCCTTGAGGAATATGGGTGTTTACCTGATGGAGAAGCGGAGTGTGAAGCCCATCACTATTTAAGTACTCAAGAATCTGTAGTGAATCTTTTAAACAAATTCACATCATGACAATACTAGCAGGAATAGTTATCTGGTTTGTGTTGATCTACCTTGTGCTAAAGTTCTTCGCTGTCTCTTCTGAGATAGATAAAGATTAATATAAAAATATAAAAATATGAACAACATAAGTGAAATTCTGGAAGAAAAAGGGAACTTTGAAAGAATAAAATTTCCTGAAGGAGAACCTAAAGGAGTAATACCCTTGATGGAAACTGATTTAGGATACCGAAAAGAGAAGTCGGAATATGAGAAAAGAATTTATAAAATGTTTGATGAGGATGATGAAACTTATCGACAGTTTTTTATACGTATCAAGGGAGGTAACAAGAAAGTAGATTCTAAAAAAAGTTTTGTAGATCTATATAAGAATATAGAAAAAGAAACTGAACGACTAGATAATTTAATCTCAAAAGAAAAACAAAAGATATTCAATAAAGCTAAAAAGAACATAGCTGTACTAGAAAATTTAGTTTATCAGAGGAGACGTACATATAATCTTAATTGGTGTGTAAAAGACGAAAACAGAAGAGGTGTATTTAGAAAAGTAGCTCTACCTAAAAACGGAGAAATTTTTAAAGTAAATGATCTAAATATAGATTACATATCTGAATTATTTAAAACAGACAGTCATTTACTTCTTACAAAAGAGGTACATATAGAGACTATAGAACAAATAACACAGAAGCTAAGAGATTTAAAAATTGATATTGATGTTGACTCTAGAGTGGGGGTACGTAATCAGTCAATAAACGCATCAAGTATAGTGCGAGAAATTAAGACTACAAATATACTCAAGCCAAGAGCCCGTTGGCTAGGTAAAGAATCAATAGCTAGTAGTGTATGTCGTATAGATGAAATAGCAAAAAAACATGGCTTATCCTATCGTAAATTATTTTTTGATAACTTTATAAAGAGGTTGGGCTACGTAAAAATTGTCGATGACTATCTTAGGAGTGATACTTTTAGTGAGTTCAATGGACCTTCTGTTTTAGTAGAAATATTTAGTGCTTCTGGTTCGCACATATACTCATCTGAAAAACCAAAAGAACCTTTAACTGTAAGGTTACCTTTCTTAGCTTTTTCAAATGCTGATCCTATTGAACTACCTACAGTTATATATGATTTATGTATGTATAAAAATAGGACGTATAGTCTCCAACAAAAAACGGAAGAAGTTCCAGAAAAAGGAGATTTGATTGGGAGGTTTTATGGTGACCCATCAGACGAGCAATACATTTACAAAATGATTTTAGGCAGTAAGTATAAACATTCTTCTTTAGGTAGTGCTATAGATCTAACTTCACAGCAATACATAAATATACTTAAACACTTTGAAGGTAATGAGGTTCCCTCTAAAGAAGAATTAGATAATATTAACCAACATAAAATTGAAAACATAAAAATATTTATGGCAGAAAAACTTTGTGAACTTCTTCTAAAGAAAGGAATAGATCAAAGTATAACTGATGAAAAAGGTAATGTTATAATAGCACCTCGTGTAATTATTTTGGAGCGTCATATACGTGAACTAATAAACTCTAAAACTATTGTAATGAAGCCTTCACCACTTAAAAATAAAATCAGTGATATATTAGATAGTTTTGCCCCAAAGTTTTCTGATATTAATAATGAGGCTAACAAAATTAGAGCAGAACATATAAAGAAAAATAAGGATTACGAAAACTATAGGTTAAATAAAAGAAAAAATATACCAGAAGAGCGTGTCTTGATAGGTCATATTGTACCAAAAGTAAAAAGTGCTGGTCCAACTTTAGAAGATTTAATCGCTGCAAACCTCGACGACTAAACCATGAACCCTGACTCCTGTACTCTGGACTAGGAATAAAGCTAGAGGAGAACTCTAGATGAGGCGTTATTTTTTGCATAGTTGTTCAATGCGTCTTTGATGAACACCTAGTTCAGACTACAGGGGTCAGGGTATTTTCTGCCTTGCTTTTAAATCATTTTAGAAATATTGTTAAAGACCATGAATATTTTGAGAATATACTTTGAAGAGTATGAACTCCTTATGTCCATGCAAACAAAGAACCGCAAAGTAATGCCAGAGACATTTAAAGTTTACCCTATCTTTAGGGATGAACATGGTAACAACCCCAAAGTTGGGGCTGAGATCTTCATGCCTCTGGGAGCAGCCAAGGCAATTCTGCCGAAGCAATATTTCCATGAGTGTTAAAAGCTACATACAAACGGATGCAGATAGTAGATATGATTGGATTGCGATGTTGGAAAAACAAAACTCATACGAGATTGTTGGAAGCATCAAAGATTCAAGAGTCCTTCTGTATAGAAACAAAGACAAACAAAAGAGCATAGATACTTTCAAGTATCTCGCCCATAAGCATGGGGCGTTATCTGCTACTATTCCTTTCAGAAGTTTTGCGATGGCTTAATCTTCTCTGTTGTGATAGTAGAATCTAGGTAAGTTTTTAAAGTAAGCATCAAGCAAGCGTTCCCTTCTGAGGAACTCTTTGTTCTCGGTAAGTCTGTACTTATCTCTTAGTTTCTTTTTCAAACCTTTGTGAGTTTCTCTTGGGGTTTCTGTTTTGCCCTGCAATAAAAACCCATATCTTCTTTTTCCAAACTGTGATCCATATACTATTTTTTTAACATCTTGATCTGATAGTTCACCAAGAGACGCTAAGTTTTTAAGTGTATGAGCTACCTCTTTATCTAGCCTGACTCGATGATCTATCTCATCGATCACGAGAGCTTTCATTTCAGCATCAGTGATTGGGTTATCACTCAGTACTTTGTTTTTCCTTAACGATATGTTCTGTGTTTCTCTTCTTACATCAAATAGATATCTCCTCATGTTGTTTGAGATATCTACTGTGTATGGTTTAGCAGGATAAAATTCTTTTGCTATACGCTCAAAGATTTCTTCGACAGGGTTTGTGCCAATCATCTTAGCGACTTCCCGACCAGCTTTTATTGTCCTTGGTTCCAAAGCTTCTTTAAGTAGGAATGAAGCCCCTTTGATAAATACATCTTCAGCTTCGTCTCTCTCCTCCCATATCTTTTTATTTGTTTGAGGATCTCTGTTTGCTTTTAAACTTAACAATCCCCCTGCAAAGATTTGGTCATCTAAGTATTCGTTAAATATCAAACCTTCTATAAAACTCATTGCCATAGATGCTGGGCTTTCCCCTCTGAATCCTTTCTCAACTGAACGTAGTACAGGATCAGCTAACATAGCGTATGGGTTTACGTATGTTAGATCCAAAGTTTTTAGCTCACCATCTTCTCTGTACATTATGAAAGTATGCCCCCTCAAGTACTCGACTAAAGTTCTTCTAAGGGCAGCTTCTTCTTCATCATCTACATCAGTTATCATACGAGCTATCAACGGACCAACTGCGGATAGACCAACTGTTGTTCCGAGGAAACCTGAAAGCCTCAAAGCACCTCTCCTTTTTATAGTAGGGCTTTGATCCTTCATCTCTTCTACAGCGAGGCGGATTGTATTTATAGATATCCTGACTATCTCTCCCTTGAATCGAATGAACGGAGCGAACATAACTCCAACGGAAGACTTAGTCCAACCCCTTACTAAAGGTGAAGATCTACTATATGATTGAGCAGTCCTTAGAACTTTATCAGCAGCTTCCCTTTTGATTTCATAATCTGTCATTGTAGCATACTTACCTTCGCCTCTCTCCTTTGCTTTATTTAAAACAGACAATTCATTTTCGTAGTAAGATATCTTGTAGAAAGTATCAACAACAGCAGATAGTTCTTTAAGAGAAGTATATAGTTTGTTAAGTGGTGATCCTATTTTCTTTAGGTCACTTTCTTTTGTATTCTCATCAGTTAATTCATCTATCTGTTTTGTTTTTCTGTAGACCTCATCCATCAATTCATTTGGAGTAGTCTCCCCTCTGAATATTTCATCAAGCATTTTAGGTCTTATCTCGTCACCAATAATATCTAAAGAATCTAGTTCAGCATAATACTCATCCAATTTAATTTGGCTGGCTTTGAACCTTTCACCTGAGTATATACCTCTATGGCGTAAGAGTTCTTTACCCATATTCTTTGTATACCTTATAGGTGCTATCATTCCTTGAGACAAACCAAAGTAGACTACGTTACCTAGAATGTTTCTTAGGTAGAATCCTATAGAACCTAAAGTCTTAGTTGCCATTGAAAGACCTGTCAGATTAAAAGCCATCCTATTTAATTGAGTGGCGACAATCTCAGATTCATTTAAAGCTACCTTAGTACTGTTACCTAAAAGTTTTAAAGCTTCATTCAGATCTCTAGTGGCGTAGTACTTCTTACCTGTAGTCACGTTTACCCAAGGGTCGAAGCGAGCATCCCCGTCTGCAAAGATTTGTTCCCAGCGGTTTACCTGCTGCCCATTGACGATCTCAAACTTCTCGTCATCTGGTAGGTTTAGAAGAACATCCTCTTCAATTATCCATCCATTCTTTTCTTTCAAGCCAAAGTCTAATACGTTTTTCAAGTAGGCTTGGTGAGATGCCATAATACCAACGTGCATATATGTACGCATGATTGCATCATAACCAGTGGCATCACCTTCTTCACCCATCAAAGCCCTCAACTGTTGTGGGATATCTTTCCTTTTTAACAGACGCTCTTTTAATATATGTGCAAAGCCCATACGCCTAGCAAGATCTTCCCCTTCTACTAGTTGCAACCCTCTGTTCTTTGTAAACAAGTTATCCTTGTTTGAAAACGAGTTTAAGAAAGAAGCCATCATATTGTGTATGAGTGGTGGTTGATCAGAAGGAGACTTAGTTCGGTCTGCTACCAATTCTTCTTCAGCTATTTTTCTTGCGTCTTCTATTCTAGTGACAAGATTACCTTGGGCATCTGGTTCTTTATTTAAAATAATTTGCGTAGCTCTGTGGGTTTTATATTCTTCCGCAAAGAATGCAGCAGCTTCATTACGTACTTCAGTGTACTTACTATCGTACATTACTTGATCAGCAAAACCTGCATCTGAAAATAACTTATATGATCTTGTCAGATACACTTCTAGATTTGCATCAATGGTAGCACTTAATTGTTTTTTAATTTCTGGATCGTTAGGGAATAACTCCCCTATCTTTTTAGAGAACTCATCTGTCTTCCCACGAAGGGCAAGTAGATGCCTAACTATTTCAGATTTAGGGTTTCCGTTTTCATCATAACCACCGAGTTGTTCGATAGCATATTCTCTTCTCTGTTCAAGCAAGGCTCTTTTATTTTGATAAGCCCTATTAAAAGCTGTAGATTTCTGACTATCTAAATCCTTAATATCCTCTGTTAATCTTTTTATATTAGCCTGTAGCTCTTTGTTGTCTGGTTCTTGAACCCTCTGCTCATTAAGAGCTGCCAAGACTTGAGTCATTCTTTTCAATTTAGTATCAAAAAATTTATTAAGAAAGTCAGTAGTCTTTGGATCAAGTCTTAAAACTTCAGCGTCTCCTGTTATACTTCTAAATAAATCTACAGGAGCATCCCCATCTGGATATAACTTAGCAACTAGTTGGTCTAGTCTATCTTTGTAATTTTGTATTTCATTAAATACAGCATTACGAAGAGAGACTGATTGCTGGTGTAGCCTTTGCAATCTTGGGTCTGGTGACCCGACTAACGCATTCATCCAAGACATTATGCCTTTGTAAGCACCACGATACTTACCTGTTTTCATAACAGGTATTGTTAACATACCTGTCAGGTTACCATGCTTGAATATTCTATTTGTATTAACTTCTGTTGTAGTGTTACCCTCTGTCTGAGATTCGGTGACTTCAATTATAGTACCAACTTCTGGGGCTATATCAGCATCTGCTTCTGAAGTTTCGGTGTGTCCTGTAAAAGCTTTCACTACCCTTAAAGGATTGTCTGGATCAAACATAGGTATAGGCTCTACTTGATAACCAGCTTTCATATCGTTGTAAGCTTGGACAACCCTGTTAACTGCCATTGACATATAAGGGTTTTCTGAATCTCTTCTCAGAGCAAAAGTTATTCTGTTTACAACTCCTTTTAAGTATCTAAGAATTGCTGCAAAGATATTAGGGTTCTCTAAATAGAATGCTCTGTCTTGCTCTGTAGTAAATCCTTTTAAGGCACGTTGTGCATACATACGCAATGCCTCTTTACCTAATGTTCTTTGTTCATTAGCTACTACATCTGGATCTTCACTTGTGAGCCTTGCTCTTGCAGCTTGCTTATCTGCTTCCGTTAGGTAGTAGTTATCTATAACACGATTAACTTCTGACTGAGGCATCTCCCCATACAAAGCAGAGATCTCTTCTGTAGTGAAGTCAGCGAAAGTGGCTGCGTGTATTATCTCTTCTATCATTACAGAAGATGTTAATGCTTTTGCATTTCTATTTGATAAGCCATCAACTAAATTACCTAGTTCGCTAGGTTCTATCTGAACAAAACTTCCGCTCTCAGATGTAACAAAACTAAAAGGTTTTATTTCTTGTCCTGACTCTTGAGCTGCTTTCCTTTGTTCATCAGATACTAGTCTGACATCAACACCAAATAGCTGTCCTATTAAACTAAGATCTGCCAAGAGGTTTTGTAGTTTTAATAAGTCTTCCTGACTAATATCATCCAAGGATTCAAAAGCTTTTTCAGGTGACAAGCTTCTTATTTGGGATTCAGTAGTCTCATCATTAATATCGTTAAGTTTTAAACTTAACTCATGTTGCTCTTTGGCAGCTTTTACAGCTTCTAATTCCACACTTAAAGTGTAACCAACACCCTCAGTGTCTCCCTTCCTTAGTTCATCATTGAACTCAATCTTACTATCAAGAGTATCTAATAGTTTATTGATATCTTTGTATTTAACTTTTCTTGTGATGACATTACCATTCGACCAGTCGGGTATAAAACTATATGAAAGTTCTACATCTTTTTCTTGTTTTGTTTTAGGAACAAACTCACCTGTTTTCCCTACTCTTACATAACCATTATTTTCTACATAATCTGCAAGTGCTACTTCACCTTTACTAAGATAATTTCTATATCTTTTATTCGTGATATGTGATAGCTCATCCATGATGATGGTAGCTCCTGCTTCCATCGCACCATCTATAAGTTTGTACTTACCATCCAATTCGCCATCTTCTACTGGTATGATTGCATCTTTCCGTAGGCCATTAGACGCTACAAAGACAACATCAGAAGACTTGTAGTTACCTGTATTAGCACGTCCTCTAATCTCATACATTCTACGATAGTTATCAGTTGAAGAACCTGCTGCACCATCACCAATAAACTGAGTAGCTTTCCTTGTTTTAACTTGTTCTTTAGGGACGTGACGTTTAGCACTTACATTAGAGAAGGTTTCTATATCTTTTGTTGTAGCTCTTTGTAGTATTTTATTTTCATATATCTCTACTAAAGGACGAAGGCTCTGGGCTTCTTGTTCATTAGCTTGTGCTACAGCTATATCAGTTGGTGCATCGATATTATCTAATTCTTCAAGTCGAGCTTTAGCTTCAGGGAAACTTAATGTTTTTGTTGTTCTTTCACTAAAGCCAACTTCTGGATCGAAAAAAGTGTATGAATAAGTTATAGGTTGTCCTATCTCTGGCTCAAATATAGCTTGGTCATATTCATTTATAGCTTGTTGTAATCCTTCAATGTGTCCTAGCTTTTGTATCTTCTCTCTTGTTAAATCATTATCATTGTAGAAACCTCCATAGAACTCAAGAGTATGATCAATTTGTGCAACATCTTTACGTAGTTGTTCAAGCACCTTACTCGCTTCTTCTATTTGAATATTTTGAATATCAGAAGTTATTTCTTTAGTACCATCTACACTTGTATACGTATATTTATATCTTAGTGTACTATCTACAGGTTTAGAGGGGGCGGTTGTTTCTTGTTCTAAAGAAAAGTCTGAACCCCTTCCCCTTACTTCAGCAACTGCTTTTTCTAAAGAAGCAATACGTGCTTTAGAATCTTCTAAGTAATTTCTATCTATAAAACGATCAGTACCAAAGTCAGAACCTACATCATAAGCTTCTGTATCTGATGCAAGTTTTTCTTTTAACTCTTTAATTTTTGCATCAGCATCATTTAACTTAACAGAATCTGTACTTTCTGTAGTGTTAGTCTCTGGATCGTTTTCCCCCCAAGTATATCTTATATTAATATTTAAAGGTTTAGAAGCCTCAGTTGTTTCTTGTTCTAAAGCAAACCCTCTTACTTCAAGTACATAGTCTCTCAATATTTGGGCATGGTTCAAACCACCCGCTTTGTGATACAAAAGTTTTTGTCCGTCTAACTTACCTTGATTGATTTGATCAAGTACCCATTTCCTACGCTCTTGCTTAACCTCATTAATTTTATAATTTTCACCACCCTCCACTTCTACCTCAAAATCAACACCCCTTAACCACATTTTGTAGAACCTTAAAGTCTCATCTAAAGTTCCTGTCTTTATGGTATCACGAGTTTTAGCTTTCGGAAGATCGCTAAATGGATTTCCAAAATGTTGTTCACCTTCTTGCCTGAGTGTGTTAATGCCTTCTCCTTTTGCTGCTGCTGCTCTAACTGCTGCTGGCCCTTTTTTATAAACAACCTCTGGTGATTTTTGTTGGTTATCTGGCGTAGTATCTCCTACATACTTCAAAGTGTAGGGGTCACGTAGTTTTTTCTCAACTAAGATATCATGGATAGCTCTTGCTTGTGAGTTAACATTTATACCAAAGTTGTTCGCCCTCGTAGGTTTTTGTGCAAACTTATCAGTAAGTATTTTACCTGAACTAGCTTCTCCAATGACTCCTAATTGTTCTTCATTATTATCAAAGTATATTTTCCATAACCCTTTATATACTTCGTAGTACCTAAATTTATCGCTCTCTGCTTTTTGACCTTTGCCTGTTCCTTTAGCAGCTTGGTAAAGATCTTCTATTGTTGCAATTCCTTTATTAGCTTTACCATCTTTTTGTAGGAATCCTAATTTTCTTGATATGGGTATGCCTAAACTTCTTAAAAGTTCTATCGCTTGTTTATATTTTATAGTTGCATTCTTAGGGGAGAATGTTTTACCAACAGAGGTTCCTTCTGATGAAACCTCAAAGGTATCTCCTTGTCCTTCAGGAACTTCTTTAGCATACCCCACTTGTTTTAAAACTGGTTTAGTTTTAAGTGGGACAGTTTCTAGATGGGCATCTATACTTTCTTTTATTGCCCTTATTTGGGACTCTAAAATCTCTACGCTGTCGTCTCTTACAGAAGCATCAAAATTCTCTATCTGTTCTTCTAATTCTTTTATACGACTGTTAGCATCAACTAGTCGGACAGCTCGTTTTGAAAGCTCATTATCGTAGTTTATATAACTATATGTTATATATACATCACTAGCTCTGAGTGGTTCCTTTGTATCATCTTTAGACTCTACCTTCCTTTCTTCCTCAACTGCGAATTCCTTTTCAAATCTTTCAAAGTTTTTTCTTGCTCTTTGATCGTATGCAATTTTTTCAGTTAAACCTTCCTCATCCTCTGTCGGATCATATTCTTGATAGCCATTTTGTATAAACTGTCCTCTCCTTTTAACTATTTCGTTATAGGCTTCTATAATTACATCACCACCAATCTCAGCAAATACTTCATTTCTTGTTTCAGGATCATACTTTTCATACTTAGCTATCAGCTTATTGATTTCGATTTTCATCGCCTGTATTTCTTCTTCCGTAAGATCCATTACACCTCCCCCATAATCCTCTATAGCCATTCTGTAGACTTCTACTTTATCATATTTGTCATCCTCTGTAGCCACAGAATCAAAGTCATCTTCACTAACTTCATCAAAGCCATTTTCATCTCTAACAGCAGATAATATATCATTCAATTCCTCACCGCTTGGGAAATAAGTATCTTCTAGTATAGGCTCTCCTTCTGTATCAAACTTCTCTGTCGGGGTTTTAGCTTCGGCTTTTGATATATTTAATTTATTAGCTTTTTGTTGAGCTTCCTCTTCAAGTTCCAACCCATAGTTTTCAGCAATGCTCTGCTTATCAAGGTTATCCATGTCCTCTATGAGCTGTTCATTTTGGGCATCTAAATCTGCTCCTTCTGGAGCTGTTGGCATATCAGCAGTATCTTTACGTTTCTGTAAAGAACCCCAATCAATATCAAGAGCTTTTGCTGCTTCTATGTTAGCTTCCTTTTCATATTCAATAGCTATTTCATTAGTCAGATCAGGGTTATCATTTTCATCTTTTGGATAATTTACATTATGCCCTAATTTGATATGAGCTTTCTCATGTTCTTTGATAAACTCAATATATCTTTCAACAGAACCTAAAGCTTTTTTAAATTTTGCTAAGTCAACCTCTTCAAAAACTTTTTTCTTTTGTTCCGAAGTAGGACTATCTATCTTTCCAGATAAATAAGGGAGGGGTTCTTTCGCATTAAAATCATTTGCTATATTGGTTGTGTATAAAACAACTTCTGCTTCAGCTTCTGTCGTAGGCTCCCCATCAATAGACTCAGTAGTTTTAGTTGATACTGCTGGAGTACTTCCTAACTTTCCTGAAGTATCTTTAGTATTCTCAGTTATTTTTATTTTTGTATCTTCCGCTGCTTTTTTTCTTCTAGCTATTTCTTCAGTCGCAGCTATAGCTTGGCCTATAAAAGTTTCATACTCAGTGTCCGTAGCTTTAGAAGCAGGAGTTCTCAACTGCGCTAATGTTATTCTCTCCATGACCTCCGCAGTTAAGGGAGAATTATTATCTTTTAAAAATTTTATGAGCTGTTGTTCTTCGTCTTGGCGTACCATTTCCAACTGACCTTTTGAAAAAGCCCCTTGTTTTTCTGCAATAGAACGCACACCAGCAGCACCTTGTCCGATGATACCACCAACTAAACCTGCGTACATAGCACCAGTTACCCTATCAATCATAGGGGTATCTTCATTTAGAGCAGCGTCTACAATGAATGAATTTACAAACTCATCTACACCTTCCTCGAAAAATTCTTGTGTACCACTTTGAAGGAATCGCCTGTACAAACCAGTAAATCTTTGGGGTACAACTTCCTTAATCCTTTTGGATAAGTACTCCCTCATTAAGTTTCCATATTGAGACTGAGCAATCTTAGTTCTCAGCATCCTTTCCAAAAGGGACTTATGTTGCTTGGCAGTAATACCTCTAAGGAAAACATCTTCAAAACCACCTGCTCCTACACTACTGAAACCTGCTGTAATAAGACCTGTTGCAGTTCCTGCCATCATCGCTGCTCCAAAAGCGGCATCATGTTTTTCCTCATGTGTACCTTCCAAGTTGCCGTACACTGTAGCATAAGTAGCACCAGCCGACCTATTAGCAGCCGTTACAAATAGAGCAGATGTCTGAACGCCACTTACTAAATAAGAAGATGCTTGTCTTTCAATAGTCTCTTTACCTTTCTTCTTTGTAACAGTTCTAGTTAGTGATCTATTGAAACCATCAATAGCTTTTTGTACGTCGGCTGCATTACTACCCTTTGTAAAAATACCAGCGTCGGTAAGTCTCTTAGCTGCTTGTTCCGTAGTTTCTCCAAACCTTTTCTTTAGTACGCTACCTGTTACGGTTTTAATAGCTCCTTTGGCTGTTAAGTTAACACCCTGTTTACCTGCTATATAAAGCGCACCACCAGTTCCCAATGTACCTGTACTAAGTAAAACAGTAGCTGTAATATCCACAACCATAGGCGCAATCGCAGTAGATACATCCATACCTAAACCAAACTTGTCACCAAATATTTCAGCTACAGCTCTACGGTTTTGTCTGTCCTCGTCCTGTTCAACCAAAGCATCAATAGCAGCTTGGTTTTCAAACAAAGCAGGTATTACAAACGCTAGACCAGTGAACGAATCAGCAATAGAATCACCGATTGCACCTAAACGATTTTTAGCCCCGCTATAATTTTTAGGGTCGGCTATAAATCTTTCTAGTATTTGACCATTAGATAAACCTTTTTGTTTGCCATCTATCTTTGCAGTACCCCATTTCTTCTCCACTGTAGAATCTCTAAATAATTCATCGTATTGAGGGAACTGTCTTGTAAAAAAATCTTTTCTGTAGTTTCTTAAAGAAGTCTTTTGATTTGTATTTAAATCCGTACGGAGTTCTAAAGCTGCATCAAACTTACCCCTATCAAAAATCAACTCTGAGTGTGCTATGACTGCACCATTCTTTGTTACTTTGATGTTCTCTCCTAACTTGTTTACATCACTTATAAAATCTACTTCTCCTTTTTGGTAGGCTTCAAAAGAAGCTACCTGCTCCAGAGCATCCATGATATCTGAATCCTGAAACCTGTTCCTTGAAACATTCTCCCCTATATCCCTGCTGCTTGAATAACCTTTAGCTAACAGAGTTCGGGCTTTAGTAATCAGGGCAGAGGGATCAGTTTCTTCTTTGTTATTGATGAAGTAATCTTTAGCATCTTTAAGTACTTCATTATAGAGTTCCTTATCTTCTGCTTGGGAAGCAGCAGAAAACTCTGATCTTACTTGATTATCTCTTATTGCTTTAAAAGAATTAACACCAGAGTAAATTTCTTTCATACCCCTAGCTACTTGCCACATATCGCTATGTCGTATAGCTCCTCTACTCAAAGCACTAGCAACTGCTTTCTTACTATCTAAAATATTTGAATCACCTATAAGTTCATAACTTATAGATCCGTCTGCACCTTTTCTTCTTAATGAAGCAAGACTTAGGCTACCATGTTCAACTAAGTGTTGTTTCGCTTCATTAACTTCTGCTGAGAAGTCTTCTCTTTTAGCTCCATTTTCTAATGCGTTGTAATAATTATCTTTTGCTTCTTGTCCAAAGGCTTCAAACAAAAGGTTAGCATCAGTATCTACAGTTCCAGAATCTAATGTTGGTCTATACTCTGGATCTATCTGAGCTATCTCATTATTAATAAGTCCACTAATAGCTGCTTCCGCATCGCTATCTAAAGCCCCACGTTCAAATTCAAATTCTCTTAGGTAATTACCATAACCAATAAGCTTATCCTTATCGTCGGTTATGTTAGATCCAATAGAGTCCCCCCATTTATAAAAAGGTAAGGGATTAGAATATGCGTCATCACCTGACGAATCAGTTATAAGTTCTCCTGTCACAGCAGTTCGGGTTATGTTATATAGGTTATTCTGTTGGTCTTCTCATATAAGAGCCATATTGAGCTTGTTTTTGAGCTACTCTATCTACCGCAGCTCCTTTTAATCTTAATTTAGCGGAAGCAGCCTTTAGTAAATTTAATAATTGGTTGTAAGTTTTTACGTCTTCTAGTTTACGGATATCATCACCGAGAAGATTTGCGAAGTCCTCATCTGTAATACCTGTCTTAACTATAAGTTGAATCAACTCAGTTAAATCTTCATCATCTGCTGTTTCAAATTCGTCTACAGTTCTTAATAAACTAGCTGCTCTTGATGCAAATTCTTCCAAAGCTTCTAGTTGTCTATCACTTGTTATTCCTTGTTGCTCATTCGCTTTTTTAATTTTAAGTAAACCAAGCTGCATTTCTTGTATTTGAGTAGGGGCTGTTAAACGGCTTGTTATTTCATTAAAACTATTTGGGTCAGCTCCCCTTAAATCAGGTATAAGCGCAGCAAATTCTTTAGCTTTCTGTAGATCTTCTTTCGATTTCTTAGTAGCTTCAGCTAACGTAAGTGCAGTATCATAAACTCTTTTACCCCCCTTAGTTTTATCACCCCTTAAAGCGTTGATAACATCTGTATTACCAGCAGAAACAGCTTGAGCAATCATATTAGACTCTTGAGCTTGGCGCATGGTTTTCTTTTTCTGCCTTGCTTCAAGTTTGTCTCCAACATTCTTAAAGGCTGTATCGTACAAAGTTGCTACTATAGGATTGCCAAGGGCTTCAGGATTTTGTAAAAGAGATTGTTGTAGATTATCAAATTTGATTTTATTATTATCACCAGAGGACATTATCTGCTCTATCCTTTGAGATACAGGGACTTGTAAAGCATCAGCAGCCTGTGTTAAACGAGCTTTCCTTTGGGCTTCCTTTAGTTGCAAAAAACTTTTTTGCTCTTGCATATTCTGTAAGCTTTGCTGCCTCAATTCAGGAGTAAACTTATCAAGAATAGCTGCTTGTTTGAACTGAGGTAACCCACTTGCACTATCAAAAAATTCTTGTCTTAGTGGAGATACTATATCAGCAGGATTAAAATCCCCCTGTATAGCCATCTTCTGTCCTGCCATTATAGCACGTTGGGCTGCATCTTCAGTATCCCTTGTAGCCTGTGTTGACATCCCTCTTTTTACTTCAAACAGCCCTTCTTCGGCAGCTTTTAACTGTAAAGCTTCCTTTGCTTTTCCGCTATATTTTTCAGACTCTCGAAGTATTCTACTAGATAAAGGAGTTATCTGCCTAACCCCTTGTGCTGATCGTGTAACGTATGCCATACTACTGGTTAGCTTTTAATTTCTTTAGTTTCTTTTTAATCTCGTTTGCTGTCGGGTTTGTAGAAGGCATTCTCGAATCATCTGGTTCTACTCCTGTAGTAACATTACTACCTGAATAATTAGCACCACCAGTTGCCGTATCCCTGAGTCTAGCTGTATCAATAGCTTGTTGTTTTGCGTCTCCTCTTGCGTCCATAAACTGATTAGCTTGAATTCGTCTATCTCTCTGTTGCCTTTCTGTATCCTCTCGCATTAATCTATCTGTAGTACCCTCTGTAGCAGGAGTACGTTGCATACTTAAAAACGGCTGGTTTGTTGTTCCATATGAAGGTGTGCTTGGTGTTGGTAATGCTGTACTTCTACCTATTGGGCTTAATGAGCCTTCACTTAAATTTTTTGTAGGTATATTAGGTTTAGCTATTTCGTTTTTTATTTGATTTAGGCTGGATGCTTTACCAGTAAAGTTTATGGGGATATCAGCAGCATCAGCATCAGGATTTACTGCCAATCCTGTATCAAAAGGTCGTATCTGTTTTTCTTGAGCTTCAGTTGGGCCACCACTCATTAAGTCTAGAACTTGTTGTTGTCTACTTGCCATACGTCCTTTTACAGCATCTCTCGCATCTAACTCAGCAAAGGAATCTGCTGGTTTACTAAAATCAAAAGTACCTGTAGCTCCTTTATAACCACTACCTAACGCTCTCCTACCTGCTTTTGTTGTTGATGTACCAATTATCTTACCTGATTTATCTCTGATAACCCTACCTAAAAGCTCTCCTGAACCTGATTTGATTTCATTCGCCTGTCTTTTTTCTTCAGCTAGTCTAGCCCTTTCAGCTTGTTGGGCTAATATCTCAGGTCTAAGCGTAGCAAATCTTTGTTCTCCTGTTCGCCTACGTTCTAAAGCTTCTTTACCCATAGCTTCTTTCGCTGCTTTATCTCTTGCCATCATGTCCTCTCTTGAACGTAGATAGCCTAACCCAGAACCTGAACCACCAGAAGTACCACCTCTGCTTGGTGTAGCAGTTGAGGCTTCTTTAGTCCCTCTAGTCCGTGGTAGCTTTAATTGAGATCTTATTATATTGGGAATAGCTTTTGACATTTCAGCAGCTTTTTTATCATCTGCTTCAATCTGAGCCTTTCTTTCTTCTGCTGATTGTTTTCTAAAAGCTCTACTCCCCCTTTGAGGTCTTTCATTCCTTACTTCCATTGTTTGCAAAGGAACTTCAATTTCCCCTGACGTTTTCCCATCTGGACCTACTGCACCTTGTGAGGTAGGTACTATAGGATTTCCTTCATTATCTACCCCCATTGGAGCCTCTCTCGGATCAACGTCCATAAATCCTTTAGAAGCTGGTGCGCTTTCAGGAGCTGGTGCGCTTTCAGGAGCTGGTGCGCTTTCAGGAGCTGGTGCGCTTTCAGGTTGTTTTTTACTTTGAGCTATTCCTTTTATAAGGCTGGTTACTCCACTAGGTAATTCCTTTTCTTTTAACTTACCATATTTGCTAATACTATTTGGCTTATTAATTAAATTAAAGTTAGATTCCTCTGGATCTCTATTGTTTTTCAAAAGTGTATCCCTATCTGGATTCTCCCTTGCAAAACCAAAACCTATTTTGTCCATAGCAAAACCCAAAGCATTAAGGACATCATCTTCTTCGTCTTTTGAATAATCCCCTATAATAGCTTTTTTTAAAGTTTCACCATGCTCATCTTTATATTTTTGATTTATATCATTAATCAAATCAGAAGATCCTATTGCTCTTAACTCTTCAATTAAGTCATCAGCTAGACCTGTTTTTGTACCTATACCTTTAAAAGCTTCTTTAAAAGAACGAACATACCTGTTTATAAGTGCTTCTTTATCTTTAGCGGAAATCTTATCATAGTCTACAGTAGCCATATCCTATAAATTTACAGCTATTTCAGACAAAGGCAACCGCTCAAATCTAAGCAAGAGGTTGGTTTGTTAGCACATTTGTAAGCTGTTTCATAGACCTCCTGCGCCTTGATCCCTGTACCTTGTCTCCTAAATCAAGAGGCTCCACAGCTACAAGACCATGACGTTGTCTTGCGACATCAATACAGATAAAGGCAGCATCAGCTAAGTCAGGAGATTTTCCTAACCGATTCTTATAATCTGGCTTGGATTCAAGCTTCATTCTAAGGGTAGAACCTTTAACCATATCGTACTTACGACCTACAACTTCTTGAGCTAACTCATTAGTAATTCCATATAACTGTTTAGTTCTACAGAATTCCTTACCCACAAACCAAAGTTCAGTAACTCGATTGACATACAGCTCATTACCTATCAGTTTACTATTAGTACTGACTCGCTTGTCAGATGCTTTTCCACCGAATGAAACACGAAGGATATCATCACCAAACTCAGCAGCAAGAATGTCAGCCAAAGGGCTACCAGCACCTGTGGAGTCGATTCCTAAATTGGCTGGGATTATCTTCCTCTTCTTGCACTCGTCCTTTATCTGCTGAACAATCTGATAAGATCGGGGGACGGCTTTGTTGGTGGCATCGTCAGTAAGAGATATCGCTTCATCTAGCTGGCAAACAAATTGACCAGACTTATCATACCCAACATGCCCAGTATAAAGTATTGTTCGGTCACCACCATTGGTAAAAGCAGGGTCACAGCCAGCAATAGGTGTGGGGGTTCCCTCCCATTCTATACTACCCATAGCTCCTGACTTAACTAACTCAGCGTCTGTGTAAACTCCATCGGTTTCATCAGAGTCAAAGAATACAGCACGTACCATTCGATAGTAACCTCTACTCTCTTGACCCAGCAGTGCTTTGTCTTCTTCTATCTTTTCTTCTGTAGGTAACCAAGGGTAGACTGTTTCACCAGCAATTATGTTAGGAGATCTTTCTCCATCATATCTTTTGTAAAGACCACCCCATTTTGTTTTCCAAGTTTCGTCTATGTTAGGATCAATAGAATCCCAGCCTTGTGCTGGTTCACTCCACTCACCGAAAGCATCCCAACGAGAAGCAGGGTTTGATAAACCAACTAAACTAAATGATGGGTTCTTTGATAAGTTAGATAGACCTGCTTGTAGTATTGCTGTTGATAGTTCTGAAAGCTCATCTGCAATCAAGATAACATTCTTTTGTTTGATACCGATAAACTTACCGACAGCTTCCCTAGTCTTACTACGTTCTGCTGCAATCAAACTCAAACCCGCTTTCTCTATCAGTGTTCCATTCTCATTTACGTAAGCGACGTTACCAATAGAATCTCTTATCTTAAATGGTGCGCCTTCTAACACTGTTAGTAAACTGATGACAGAACCCCATATTCTTTTTCTCGCCTCACGTAACGTAGTCGATGTCAGTAGAACTAGAGTATCTCTTGGTGCAGCTAACCAGTTCAGGATTCCCCATGCAGCCATAGTGTGTGACTTACCAGATGACGCAGCACCACCAATAGACACATACTTATTTTGTATAACAGCTTGTATCATACTCTCTGCCCAAGGATGCTTAACCATCAGAGGTTCAGGGAGTTCGTCATGATTCCATAGTTCATCACACAACCTCCAGAAGTAATACTCTCTTGCCTTATTACTTTTATGGTTAGCTAACCCATACAACAAACCTGTTATTGTGTTCGTTGCATCTATACTCATCCCACCCACATCCATCTTAGATGTCTTCTCATCTATCCGTGGTTCATATATTCGTAAGGTCTGCGTCATTTAATTTGAAAGCTATGTAAATATATAGTATATATTAAGTGCTTTGGCTTATAAATCTAAAAAATCTAAGCTGCTTAAACATGCTCTCGAAATGTACGAGCAGCAATATAAACTTGTTACTATTGCGAAGGAGTTAGGAATCAATGTGTCTACTCTCCGTAGATGGTTAAGGGATGAGGGTGCAAAACCAAAAAAAGATCCTCATGCAAATAACCCATCTCTGAAAGAAGTAGAAGAAGTAAAAGAAAATAAAGATCCTTTACAGTCAACACTTGATGATAACCTAGAAGGTAAAACAGATGAGGCTATAAAAGAAGCTAAACTGGAAGCTCGTATAGATGAGGACAAGAAACTTATGGAGATTGCTCAATCACAATCATCTCCAGCAGAAAAGTATCAATCTTATGTAGCTGCCTCCGCTATAAAACTCCTGCGAGACAGCATGAAAAACCTTAGAGGACCACGTACAGTTAAAGAACTGTCTGAGCTAGATCAGTTAATACGTAGGAATTTAGGTTTAAATGCACGTACAGCAGGGGGTTCAGGCAAGTTGCAGATAGACATTAGTATTTTAAATAACGCAAAGGCAGACCGTGGTGATGGTGCTGTTAAAATAAACAAAGATAAAATAATAGATGTTGAGCCAGACGATGATAAATCCTGAAACAAAAGAAGACTTAGATAAACCTGTACTTCTATTTAGTGGTTTAGAAGATGCTTACATAGGTACGGTAGAACAGTATGGCAGACCACCTGTTGCTTGTTACTCAAAGCAAATGACAATAGATTTACTACAAAAAAATTATAACCTTACAAAGCAACAAGCTTATGAAAGGTATGAATATGAATACCTACAAACAAACTTTTGGGAGGGTACGCCATGTTTCTTAGACGATCTATCGGAGTAATGTTTGAAGACAGGAAGGTTGAAGAAAACCCCTGTGTCATGGTACGTAAAGAAATGGGTAAAGATTTTACATACGTTGTAGAACGTAGGTCTGGTACTTATTACAGAGTAATACCTAACTCAGCAAAAGAAGTATTTTATATACAGATGCTTGTCCCAAACGTAGATGCCTTAATTCCAGAAGAAGGAGATGGCGTAATACTTTCTGCTAAAGCTATAGAACATTGTGATTATAGGAGTTGATAACGGACTCAACGGTGGGTTAGTCGCCATATCAAAACAAACAGGAGCTGTCATTGAGAAGACAGTGATGCCTACACTTCATCGTTGTAAGAAACGAGAAACTGATACTCGTAAAGTATATGAATGGGTGATGGCACTTGAATCAGATTTTATCTTTGCTATCGAAGAGCCATTACACCATGCAAAGAGTTCACAAGCTGTTCGATCTATGGCAATATCATTTGGAAAATTGTTAGGACTAGCTGAAAGTAGGCAGTGGGATGTACAATGCGTCAAAGTACGTAACTGGCAAAAGGCTATGTTAGGCCACTTAGCCCCACCATATGATACAAAGAAAGCTGCATTAGGAGTTGCTAATATGTTAGCTCCTGAAGAATGTTGGTTAAAAAGTAAACGCTGTTCTAAACCTCACGATGGTATGGTAGACGCTTTTCTGATAGCTAGATACATACGCAAAGGTCATGCTTTAGTAGGGTATGATAAATTGTAAAAAGTTTTCCTTGCCTTCAATTCAAGTTCTTTTACTATGTCTTAAATGAAAAACCTATTCCCCGCTCAGTCCAAAGTGGCTGACTTCTTTGAAGAAAAACTAAGAGAAAATAAAAACACTCTAGATTCTAGCTCTGTTGGTACTGGAAAAACAGTAGTAGCATCCCATTTAGCTTTACGTTTAGACCGTCCTGTAGCTGTCATGTGTCCTAAAGCAGTGATCCCTTCATGGGAAAGAGAGTTAAAGGAAGTGGGTATTGATCCTATATTCGTACTTAATTTTGAAAAGGTAAGGACTGGTAATACGCCACATATGTCTAAGAGGGGTAAAAAGATAATGAACTGGAAAGTCCCTAAGAACACTTTGTTCTTAGTAGATGAGATCCATAAATGTAAAGGTCCATATACACAAAACGCACAACTTGTTATAAGCCTAGTTAAACAAGGGTTTCTAGTACATGGAATGTCAGCAACAGCGTGTGAAGATCCTACAGAGATGAGGTCTATCGGTTATATGTTAGGACTGCATAGCCTAGCTAAAACAGAAAATGGTTTATATAACTGGTTTAGTTGGATGAAAGTTAATGGGTGTTACCAAGATGAGTGGAATGGTTGGCACTTAGGATCAAAGAGTAACCTCAAAAAGATACACGAAAAGATCTATGGGGTTATGGGGGCTAAGTTAACTGTAGCAGATTTCCCTGATACATTCAGAAATAACAGAGTTTTCATAGAACCTATGCAATTTGCTGATTCTAATAAGATCATAAAGACTTATGAAAAGTTAGGGCTAACACCACAAATAATAACAGAGCTTATCGAGAACGGTTCTGTTGGAAATAGTGACCATGTGATCGTTAACATCCTACGTGCAAGACAACTAACAGAAGCGATGAAAGTCCCTGACTTAGTTACATACGCACAAGACTTAGAAGAACAAGGTAACTCTGTAGTGTTGTTTGTTAACTTCAGAGACACTGTAGTAACACTATGTGATCAACTGAAATGCAAAGCAATAGAGGGGGGTCAGACAGTAGAAGAACGACAAGCAATCGTAGACGAATTTCAAAATGATGAAGCAACTATTGTGGTCGCTAACATTGCAGCAGGGGGTACTGGACTATCATTACATGATTGTAATGGAGATAGACCAAGAGTTAGTTTGATCTGCCCTTCTTTCAATGCTAAAGACTACCTCCAAACTTTAGGGCGTATTCACCGTAATGGTGCAAAGTCTGACGCTATACAAAAAGTTTTAGTTACGTCAGGGTCTATAGAAGAAAATGTTATAGACTCAATAGAAAGAAAAATAAATAACCTAACGGAGTTACATGGAGTGTAAAAAAATAGCAAAATCTATACCACAAGATCTTTTAGATATAATTGAGTATAGAGATGGAGTTTTGTATTACAAAGTAAGTGGCGTGAAAAAGAAAGAAGGAGACGTTGCAGGTTGTTTATATAGCCCATCTCAAGGTAGTAGCGAAAGGGGTAGGAGAACAAGATGGAGATTAAAATTTAAAGGTAAGGAGTACTATAGAGCAAGAGTTGTGTGGACTTTATTTAACGGAGATACAGAAAAAATGATCGATCATATAAATAATAATACTTTAGATGATAGAATAGAAAATTTAAGGGAATGTACCAACGCCCAAAACCAAGCAAACCGTTGGGAAGCAAAAAGCAAAACAGGAGTAAAAGGACTACGAGTGCAAAGGTTTAAAAGAAAAGACGGCTCCTACCATGTAGTGTACGTTGGAGTAGTAGATTATAATGGTAGTAGATACTGTACGTCTAAATATCCTTATACAGAAGAAGGAAAAGTAAAGGCTATACAGGCACTCAGAGAGTTAAGAGCCTCACTACACAAAGAATTTACCCATCATGGACAACCAACCAGACCATAGTAGTAGAGGACACGCTCCTTTCTCACCATCAAGTCTCAAGTACGTAGCAGGTTGTTCTGGTTACGAAGGACGATCAGGCACAAACGCTGCTGCTGAAAAAGGTACTCGTATTCACGAAGCCTTAGAAGTTCGTGATCCCTCTGCCCTGCACGATGAAGACGAAGTCATGATCTATGAAGCAATCGTCAAGCAAGAGGATGAGTATACCAAGAATTATGCTAAAGGGCAGGAGTACAAGGAAGAGAATGAGATCTTACTAGATGTTGATCTTGACTCTACAAGTACGTGGGGAACTTGCGATAGACTACTTACCTTTGGTAACAAAGCTATATTAGCAGATTACAAAACAGGAGTCAGTGAAATAGACCCACCTAGAAGTAACTGGCAAGCAAGGGCTTACACGGTTGGAGCTTTTCAAAAATATCCAGAGCTTGATGAAATCACTTTTGTGTTCTATATACCTGTACGCAATGAAGTACTGGAAGGAACATTTACACGAGAGGAATTGCCCTTATTGGTTAAGCAACTAGCCGACGTAATACGAAATGGGGAGAAAGTGCGCCCTCAATGGGATGGTGGTTTCCCAGAAGCAGACGCACTTTCTCCTTCGGTTAACTGCCGATTCTGTAAACACGAAGAGTATTGCCCTTCACTTGGTGGTTTAGCAGTTGAAATAGTACAACGTATATCAGGAGATAATTTACCTAAAGAAAATATAGAAGATCCTACAGACCCTAACACAGTAGAGCATCTTTATATCGTAGCAAAAGTTGTAGAGAATTGGGCAAAGCGGGTAAAAGAAAAAGCAGTTACTCTAGCTAAAGATGGAATGGAGTTTCAGAACTTGAAACTTAGATCTATGGGAGCAACTCGTAAGTGTACTGATAACATAAAACTCGTCGAGATAGCAAAAGAGTACGATTTAGAACAAGAAGATTTACTTAATTTGATTAGTATCCCCCTTAAAAAAGTAGCTAATGCTGTAGGGGATAATGCTCCTAAAGGAGAAAAAGGAGAAAAATCAAGATCTTTTCTTGACGCTGTTGAAAACAATGGCATTATAGAAACGTCAGAGGAAAGGTTTACCCTTTCTTAAAACTAAAATAAAACTAAGACCAAAACCAAAACTAAGACCATGCCCAAGACTAAATTAGTAGAAGCTAAAAAAGAAGAACTCGCAGCTCCAGTAGCTGCTCCAAGGCTTGCGATATCAGCAGAAGATATCGAGATTCCAAGACTCAATGTTATACAAGGATCTTCGGAAATCGATGGTGACGAGGGTGCGCTCGTTATCAATAGAACCCACACTATTATGCCAACAGGAGGATCGCTTTCAGTTATCCCAATCACAGCAGTAAAAGGGTGGGCTGAAAACGTACCTTTTGGTTCAAACGAAGTAGCAAGAGTTGCTTACACCGCAGATGAGAAACAAGCAATAGCAGAGGATTCGGACTTCGGTACGATTGAGTTTGCTGATGTAACACTTCTTATCCCTGAACCAGAGGATATTGGAGAGGACGCTGCCGACGCATTTCCTTTCCCCATAGGAGAAACCTCTTATGCGATGGGTAAAATCCATGTACGTAAAGCAGCATACCGAAATACGTTCAAGAGACTTGGACTATTTCAAGCGATGAATCCAGAATCTCCACTGTGTGCAAAACACTGGAAGTTTCAGGCTGATCAAGCTACAGCTAACAGAGTCAGTTGGTACATACCACAAATGACTGTAACTAAGGTTGATACCGATCCACAAGTTGTTGATTTCGTATCTAGAATTATCCCTTCCTAATTATGAGTGATATTACTATAGACGAAAAAATAAACCACCTTGTAGGTGAACTTGATCAAGTTAATAAAATCAGAGAAGAAATTTTTTCTAAGATAGAAGAACTTGAATTATCTGATGCAAAGATGTCAGCAACGTCTGAGGCTTTTAGATCACAAATCGAAACCTTAGAAAAGATAAAGGCATCTCAACCTGAACTAATATAATCTCGTAAGCGGTAGGAGTTCCGCAATACGAAATGGGGGAGTCCACCTACGTGTCATAGGTTTTCACGTAGGTGGGCAACTCATCGCAAATTATGAATACAATCGCTATTGATTTTGAAAGTTACTACGACAAAGACTGTTCGGTAAAATTCCTTGGGCTACTAGGCTACTTCAGCCATACCGACTTTGATGCATACAGAGTTAGTGCTGTAGGGGATGAAGGGACAAATTTCGTTGGTTGTCCTAAAGAAGAATTTGATTGGAGCGTTATAGAAAATAACAGAGTCCTATCACACAACGCACAATTTGATGAAACACTTTATTTGTATGGAGTTGATAAAGGGTGGTGGAAAAAATATGAATATGCTGAATGGGTGTGTACCGCAGACTTAGCAGCGTATTCTGGGTTACCTAGATCTTTGAAGGGGGCTACCACCACCCTATACAATTTAGAAGTCGATAAATCTACAAGGGATAACATGTCAGGTAAACGATGGGAGGACATGACTAAAGAGTTCCAAGATGAAGTTGATGAGTATGCTCTGAAGGACTCAGAACTTTGTTTGAAGTTATGGCAAGACTTGGAAGGAGATTGGCCTCAGATGGAGAGAGATATCAGTTTGATGAATAGAAGGTGTGTACAAAGAGGTATTCCAATTAATACTAATCTACTTAAAAAATCTTTAGTAACGATCAATGAAAGACTTTTTGAAGCAGAGAACTCTATACCTTGGATTGATGATAGACCTATACTGTCTAGACAAGCATTTAATGATGAGTGTAAAAAAGAAGGTCTAGAACCTCCTGCAAGTTTAGCTCTTACAGATGAAGATGCTAATAAGTGGATAAAAGAAAATGAGGGCAATTATAAATGGATTTCTGCGGTACGTGATTACAGAAGGATCAACTCACTTAAAAGAAAGTTAGAAGCTTTTGAATACGCTACGATGGGCGATAAACGATACTACGGAGGTATCTTATATCATGGAGCGCATACAGGTAGATTTAGTGGTAGTGGTGGTAACTTAAATTTACAGAATCTACCTAGAGGAGAAATGTTTGGGGTCAACTTGCGTAGTTTGATATCTCCAAAGAAAGGTAGGAAGTTAGTCGTCGTAGACTTATCGCAAATTGAAGTTAGAACTTTATGTTGGTTAGCGGAAGATCAAGACTCCTTAGATGAAATAAAAGCAAGTGATGATATCTACGAAGCCTTTGCTATCAGGTTTGATAAATGGGATAAATCAAAAGGGGTGTTAAAAGATGAAGACCCTTCACTAAGACACCTAGTTAAAACTATGGTACTTGGTTGTGGTTACTCTGTATCAGCAGGTAAGTTTGCTCTGATATCGGGTATGGATGAAGACGAAGCTGTCAAGGCTGTAAAGTTATACAGAACAAAAATGAAACGAGTTGTGGCTCTTTGGAACAAATTACAAAGAAAGTTGCATGTAGCGTATTCATTAGGGGATGATTTTAGTATTGAACTACCATCTGGACGTAGTTTGGACTACGGTAAGATACAAACTGCCATGCAATTTGGTAGGAGGAACTACATAGCTTTGATTGCTAAAGGAGCTAAAAAGATTCCTGTAAAACTCTATGGAGGACTTTTAACAGAAAATGCATCTCAAGCACTTGCAAGGGACATATTTTCTGATATACTCACCCGCCTCGAAAATAGAGGGATGGAAATTATTTTCCACGTACATGACGAAGTTGTCATAGAAGTGGATGAGAAAGATGCAGAGGAAACTTTGGATCTTGTCATAGAAGAAATGAGAACCCCACCAGAGTGGTTACCCGATATCCCCCTAGATGCCGAAGGTAAAGTTCTGGATAAATACGAAAAATAACATGCACCATTATAGATACTTAAAAAACCTATCAGACCACCACACTAACACTTGCGAAACACTAACAACATTTAATAAAACTCCGAAGAAGTTTACAGATAAAGAAAAGCGTAGGGCATGGATGAACCATCCAGATACAGATTACGTATTCTATTCTCTGAATGAAGGAACAATAGCCTCTACAAGAATATCTAAAAGGGGTGGTAACAAAGTAGAAGCAATGTATGGCTTCGTTGTTGAGTATGATAATATTGACCCTGATTGGGATAAGGTAGTAGAAGAAGTACTTTCTAAATGTGGACCCTTCCCACCAACTGTTATAACTAGAACTCCTTCTGGTGGTATCAGACTTATATGGGAGTTTGAAGGAAAGCTGCTGATAGACTACAGAATGTTTAACGCTTTTGTCAAAGCACTAGCAGACAAGTTAAGAGTAAGGCGTATGTTTGCAGGTTTCGATGAGTCTTGTTTGGATGCAGCTAAGTATTGGTTTCTAGGTGAGATTATTCACGTTACTGGAAAAAGACTAAAGAAAGACTTTTATAAAAAGCTATTAATAAAAACTAGTATCAAACACCCACCACAAGCTCCGACTGCTTTAAGTATCCCACTAGAGGTTATTGAAAAAAAAGTACGTGAGGACGAGAAATACAAAGGTAGATGGACTTCAGGCTTTAATGTAGGGGATAGAGGACCATTGTTCTGGATAGATGATGGTATAGAAAGAGATGGGTGTCAGGTGACTCTAGATGGTATGGTATGTTACTCAGATAGGGCAGGTAAAGGTTTCTTAACTTGGAAAGAAATATTTGGGCAGACTTTTGTAGATGAATATGAGAACGCAAAACTAGACCATCTAGTAGATAAATATTGGTTTACAGGTAAAGCTTTCTACACTTTCATCAACGGAAAAGCATGCACCTTAGATAAGGATCAACTTAAACTAGAACTGAGGCAAGCAGGTTTTAGGACAACAAGGAATGGGCAACCACTAACCGAAGTAGAAAACGCTATCTTAATAATACAACAAAACAGTAGGATAGATGAAGTAGCCCCTATTATATTTGATGAAAGAAGGATAGTAGAGTCAGGTCCAAATAAAATTTTAAACACCAGTACACTTAAACCAGTACAACCTGCGGGGGATGCTGACAGAAATAAATGGAAGTTTATAGATACATGGCTCACCCAATTCTTTAAAGATAAGGAATCGCTAGACTACTTTTATGGGTGGCTACAAAGAATCTATTCCGCTCTGTACGAAAAAGAGTCTAAACAAGGACACGCACTTATATTGGTAGGGCCAACAAACAAAGGTAAGTCTTTGCTATCTAACAAATTAATTGGTGGGTTGCTTGGTGGATTTGCCGACGCTTCGGATTATCTTAGTGGGGATAGTAAGTTCAACAAAGAATTAGGTAGGGTAGCTGCTTGGGTTATTGATGATACAACTTCGGCTGCTTCTTTTGCAGAACAACGTAGAGCCACTGAGCTAATTAAAAAGGCAACCGCTAACCCAAGAATTGAATATCAAGCGAAGTTTGAAGACACTATAACTATCAGTTGGGCAGGTCGAGTAATCATGTCTTTGAACATGGACCCTACCAGTTTATCGGTTATTCCTGCTTTGGACTCTAGTAACAGAGATAAAATATTAGCCCTCCGTATTTCTGATGAGGCAGAAAGTAACTTTGCTAAGTTATTAGGAGTCGAAGAAGCAAGCAATACTATTATAGAATCAAGGATAGCCGAAGAACTTCCATACTTTGCTCAATGGTTATTACACGAATTTAAAATTCCTAAACACATAAAAGGGGATTCAAGGTTTGGTATTAAATCTTTCATTGACCCTGAGATAGAAGAGGTTGCCTTTGCAAATTCAACAAGGTCTATTCTAATAGAAACAGTAGAATTTTTTGTACGTAAATTTAGAGAATATGATGATAAAAGAACTGTATGGAGAGGCTTTGCTACAGACTTTATGCAACTTGTAACAGAATTGAATGGGGGTAAACCATTGAATAACCTAGTGGTAAACACAGAGTTCATGCGTCGTAGTATGCAGTCATTAGAAGAAGCTTGTAAAGCAGACCCTACAATTAGACCTGTTACTTCTCAGTACAAGAAACACAACAAAATTTATTCCATTGATTTAGATCCGAAATGGGATATAAGTGCTCTTGATGACTAGAGATGAAATAAACGAGTTCTGTGAAACAGTAGTACCAAGTGAAGATGTTATAGTGCCTGATGGTCTTGATGGAGCTTTTATTGGAGTCGCTTTAGATGAAGACCCTACAAGAGCTGTATATTCTATAGAAAGATGTATACAAATATTATCTGAAGAAATGAAACCAGATGAAGCCGAAGAATATTTTTGGGTTAATGTAGCGGGAGCAAGAGGTGAAGGGTATCCTATCTTTATATCTACCCCTGAAGAAACTTATTGAAATAACGTAGGTGATTTTAAATCACCTATATCAATATGTAGACCAGAGGTTTTGTACACAAAACCATCAGTATCTTTATCTCCTCTTTGTTTGTACTCAGCTTCCTTCAATAGTTTTGTAGTAGGTAACCAACCTACAATCCAAACAATCATAAAATCCTTACGTACTCTGGTGAAAAAATAAACGTCGTTGTCTGGCATGAACTGCTTCTTACAATTAACAGAAGCAGAGTAATGAGGCTTTGGAGGAGTAGCACAAGATTTTGATTTAACTTCTATCTTCCTTTTCTTGTACTCAATGTCGTGTGTGTACACGGAGTCACCTACGTACTTACTTCTCTTCAAATAGTTTTGTACGGCTATCTCTCCTAAGTATCCTGCCATGCGCCCTAAACCCTGAGTAAATGAGTTAGGCAGCACTCCCAATTTACAAGAGCGTTTGTGAGCAATAACTAAGTCCTCGCTCGTGGGTCGGTAAACAACAAAGTTGTCCTCGACCTTGAATCGTTTTTTATTTCTAGCCAAACTAATCTTGGTTTATTCGTTTGAGGAACGATTCCCATGCAGGGAAGAATATCTCCTCCATGCAACGGACAATAGCCTCTTGATCGTAGTTCTCTAACCAACCTACACCACTCAGTAATAAACTAGCCTCCATCATTTCATGCCTTATGGTGTGTATAAGGGCTTTACCTTTGAGAGTATTATTTATCTCAATAGTTTTCTTGTCGTGTAGATATAATCCGTAGTCAGGGCTATCGCCATTAAAGGGAACTAAGGCAATCTTTACTCGTCTGCCAGCAATAGAAACTGTTTTTGGGAGTACCACCTTACCACCTTTCCACAAGCTCCGAGTATAATGTAATACCTCCTGCTATAGCAGAGGCCATTCCTTGTTTACTATTTACAGCTAAATCCCAATCTTCTTTATTAGTCCCAAAAAAAGGTTCTGCGATACAGGCTGGCATTGAGGTCGCACGTAGAAAGTAAGCTCCTCTACTTCCTTTTTTACGTGGCTTAATTCCCCTACTTCTAAATAGAGGGAAAGAGTCTTCAAAAGAATCCCTTAGTGTACGTGCAAGTAATCTTCCTTTCTCAGAGGTATGCCAGTGCAACCATTCATGGCCTGTTGCTGATGGTGTTGCTGCGTTGAAGTGCAATTCAACGGCTGTGTCTACACGATCTTCATCTAGCTTCCTAGCTAACCACCGCATAGCAGTGACATAACTTCCACCTTTATAGGTGTGATAAATCTTATACGGTTGTTTTAATTCCTTGCCAACCATCTCGGCAAGCTCCGAATTGTAATCCCATTCAGTGACTCCAGTTACAGAAGCTGCTCCTGAATCATTTGGTCGGCTGTGTCCCACGCAGATTGCTATCATTACCTATAATTATAGCACGTCTGTACGAAAAATCACTATGGAACTTCTGACCACGACCCATGAGATTACCCTCTACAAAAGGATAATCGTAGCCTTTTATAAGGCTGATTGTAGGAGGGTCATATATTGCGCTTTCGTTCAATCTGGAGTCGCCCGCTAAGTCGCTCAAGTTGCAGCTTGGCAGCAGGGCTACCATCAGCAGCAAGCTTATCAATTTTATCTTCCAAGTCATAAAGGTATCTGCGTTGCTTACCCCTAGTATAGTTTACGTAAGCTTCTAACGCTAATACAATTATACGGAAAAAATGCCTCACTTTTTATTTTTCTTTTTTGAATTGAGTTTTATGAAGTCAGCTTTGGTTATTTTATCTCTTGGTTCTTCTATAGAAGCTAACTTTTTTTGCTTTTTTGAGTACTTACTAAAAAGCATTTTACTTCTTTTTAGATAAAATTGACCATATAACACCAACAAGAGTAACAACTGCTGAAACACCTGTAGTGACTTCATCTTGAGTTGCTAATCCATTCTGTGTCATGAATCCTCCACCG